ATGACAACAGATGAAATACAAAAATGTATAGAAAACCGAATAGAAGAAAAAAACGACTTATTATATATATTATTTTGTCAAAGTATAGGAGAGTAAATCATGTTATTAACCGCAAAAGAAGCAAGAAGACTAACAAATAAAAACTTATTTAGTATGTTTCAAGATATTAATGATGCAATAGACAGACAAATAAAAGAAGCTACAAAAAAGGGCGAGTTTGCCACCGTGTACAAAAATGACAGATTTATTTTAGGTAGTTTATATAAAGCCTTAATAGATGACTTGAACTTGGCTGGGTATGAAGTAGATACTTCAGAAGTTGAACGGTATCAAGCAGGCGAACCAAACAGCGAGCCAGCAATTATTATTATTAGTTGGGATATTTAAATAAGTAATTTGTGTCTGAACAAGGGGACGCCCTAAGGTGTCCCCGATGATAACCAAAGGAGAACACACACCATGAAACAATACGAACTAAGAAAAGTCAACACAAAGAAAATATATTTTGTTGGTAGCCCTATTCAGTGCTTGCGAGCACTTGCAGAGATTACCGCAAGAGAAAGTTTACCTATCTCATATGTTTACAACCCTAAGAGTGACTACATGGAGTATGGCGAGGATAGAGTGAGTGTCCCCGATGTAGTCACTGAAAGAATAGCCAACATAATTTTAGATGATTTACATAGTGACTACTTTATCACTAAAAGGTAGCCTATGAAACCCCGAACATGGAGAAGAAAAGTCAAGTCAAAAAACTTCATAAAGTCATACCCAGCGAGGGACATTTCATACTTTGACTTAGAAGAACTAAAGGAATTAGAACGAGGTAAACACTACAGAAATGTACTATACATATCATCAGTACATAACCAACGTACTGGCGTAGTGTTTGAAATTGAAGGACAACTATATAAAGCCGTAGATACTTATATAGTACCGCTAGTAATGAGAGGAGAGTAAATAAATGAGAATATTTGAGAAGTGCTTGTGTCTGACAACCGAATTACTGGCGGTACTTCTTATAGTGTATATAATTGTCACACTAATAAGAGAGCCAATACCGTACTAAAAATCGAACACATTTAATCGAACAGAGTAGAGGGTATAAAGAAATACGCTTGTACCCTCTATTTTTGCACCCTAAAATCGAACAAATTTTAATTATATGCCTATTTTTGTTCTATTGATAGATATAAATTAGTATAAATGTTCGATACAAATGAATCAGCGGTAAATAAATTTGACGCCTTTATATATAAGTTTGAGTACGTCAAATTTGAGCCACATGACGCCTAAAGGGACGCCTTGAGTTATTACCTAAGGCAAGCCATCAAAAGGCGCTATAAGACAAAAAATGACCTAGTTTTAATTATTTGAAAAGGAGAACCTCATGAGTAACACATTAGAAGACCAAATCAAGTTAGAGCGCCAATACAAGGAGTACGCAAAAGAGCTATTTATACAGCGTCATGAAGCCGAACAAGAAAAAGGACGAGGAGCACATACAAGAGTGGGTAAAGGCTTACTCAATTATGTGAGTGAGAGCCTAGCAAAAGCCATTGATGAGTGGCTGACAGAGGAACTCAAGCCTAGGCGTGGCGTAAAACCTAAGTATAAAGACCTATTACAAGCGCTTGAAACGGCGGTAGGGCATGAAGACCTAGTATTGAATGCTTGCGCTTACACATTCGAGCACACAATAAACAGTGTTATCAGTGGAGATAAATTTTCAAAATCAGTCTCAAGCGTAGCCGGCTCAATTGGTATGTCAATATATTATGAATGTAAACTATGCGCCTTTATGAATCAATTAACAACTTATCATCAAAAATCAGTTATAGAGGAGCAATTGAAAAAGCGCAATTTGTTGCGTTATAAATCAAATTACATTAGAGAAGTAACAGAAAACGAAGATTTTAAATTTTATGTTATTAATCAAGATGAAATTAAAAGTTTAGGCATGGCGCTCATTAATTTATTTGTCTCAACTACTGGTCTAGTAGCATATGAAACAAATAATACTAAGTCAACCGGCTTAACCGCCACAAATGACCTAGTTGCAATATGGCGAGCTAATTTAGATAACATTAGTACACGAGCAAATATATTGACGCCAACTATAATACCACCTAAAAAATGGACATCATTAGATGAAGGCGGATATTATGACGTTAGTATTCAACATACGGTATTTATGCGTCTTGACTGGAATGCGCAACGAACACGAACAGGGCGCAATTATATTCGTAAATTGGCTGAGGTGGACTTGTCACAAGTTATGCAAGCGGTAAACACCATACAAGAGACAGCCTACACGATTAATAAAAAGGTATTAACCGCCATAAACTACCTAGTATCAACTGGTGGAGAGCGAGCCGGAATTGAACGGCTTGAGCCAATTGAGATACCTCAAGAGTTAACAGGTGACTATACGCCGGAAGAACTGAAGCGCCATAAAGAAGTTATCAAAGAGTTACGAGAGAAGGAACGAGCACGTATCTCAAAAGCCTTGCGTTTATACAAGACAATAAACTTTGCCAAAGACTTTTCACAGTACGAAAAAATATACTTCCCTTGCAACATTGATTTTCGAGGGCGTATATATCCAATTCCATTTTTCAACTTTCAAGGTGATGACCTCATGAAGTCCCTTTTGTTATATGCTGAGCCGGTAGCATGCAGTCATGAAGAAGACCTCAGAACTCTTAAAATTCAAGGCTCAAACTTGTGGGGGAATGCCAAAATTGGATATGAGGCGCAATGCAAATGGATTGATGAGAATACTGATAAAATTCTCTTAACCGCTGAAGACTACCTAGCTTCTAACTGGTGGGAGCAAGCGGACGAGCCTTTACAATTCCTTGCGTTCTGTTATGAATACGCTGATTGTCTCAAGTACATGAAGGAGCACAACGGCTCAATCATCGGTTACACATGTAGTATTCCTATAGCCTTTGACGGAACTTGTAGTGGTCTTCAGCACTACAGCGCTATGCTATTAGACACAGTAGGGGGCAATGCGGTAAACCTAACGAGTGGACATGATAAGCCTGAGGATATTTACCAGCAAGTTGCTGACGGTGTGCTCAAGCTAGTACAAGAAGATGCAGTCACTGGAACGCCGGACGAGTACAAGACGATAAAGAACAAGTACAAAAATAAGCAAGATGAGCCTGAGGAAGTAGACATTTCAGTTAAAGGCACAAAGACCCTAGCTCAAGCATGGTTGGCATACGGTATCACTAGGAAGGTATGCAAAAGACCAGTTATGACGCTTGCTTATGGAAGCGGTGAGTATGGCTTCAGTGAACAACTATTTGAAGACATTGCACGTCATAGTGAGACCTTCAAAGGAATTGCAAGACCAGCGAGTAAGTATCTAGCAAAACTCATAGCACGAGTTGTAAAAGATGTTGTTGTCTCAGCCGTGAGCGGTATGGCGTTCCTTAAGAAGTTAGCTATAAAAATGAATGAGGCTGATATACCGGTGAATTGGTGGACGCCTTTAGGCTTACCAGTGCAACAGAACTATTTGTCTATGGAAAAGAAGTACATTAAAACACGACTAGGAGCAACGAAAAGAGTACGTATATATTATGACGAGCCCACACCTAATGAAGAAGTAGACAAGAACCACCAGAGAAATGGGGTAGCACCTAACTTCATTCATTCACTAGACAGTACGCACTTGATGCTAGTTGTGAATGAGGCTGGTCTTAAGAACTACACCACTATTCACGATAGTTTTGGGACTTCCCTAGGTGAGACCCTAGTTTTAAAACGTGTGCTAAGGGAGCAACTCTATAAGTTATACACAGAGTATAAGCCATTAGAAGCCTTTAAGGAATATGTGGAGCAAGAATTAGACACAAAACTAGATGACATTCATGTACCAGAAAAGGGAACGCTTGACTTGCGTGAAATTTTTTTGTCTGATTATGTATTCCACTAATGGACATTAATAGTTATTTTTTAATTGGGACACTTGTAGGAAAGAAGGGAGACCAAAAGAACTTCCTAAAAGTACACCTAAGAAAAACCTAAATTCCTCCTTTAGGTTAACTTAAGGAATACTTAAGAATAACTTAAGGTTTACCTTCTTTTCATTAATCTTAATTATTAAACCAAAGGAGAACACTATGAACAAACCAAAAGAACCTCTAAAAGTTACCGAAAGCGTGACGAACTCAAAAGAGGAAGAACCTTTATTGTTAAGTCCACCAGTTGTCATTAAGATAACTAAAAGACAACAGCAGTTATTACTAGGTTTATAAAGGAGAACACATTATGGAGAACATCAAAAACGAAAAGAAACAAGCGTATGACGAATGGAACGAATTTAGAAAAGACGCTGAAGAATATCTAAGAATGCATGAAGTAAAACTCAATATAATGATTGAAACCCTAAGATATATCACTGTTCCAAACCTAGAGCATTACACTGAAGAATCAACTAAGGAAATCAATTCTCTAGGGAATATGCTAGTTAAACTAAAAGACCAAGTACAGGAAGCAAAAGAAAATCAAAAAGAAAACAGCAAGCTATATTGTCTAAAAGACCTCTATGGAAAAGTTGAGATGACAACAAAGAAAGACTTCACCCCTGACGAGGTGATGAAAAAGCAAAAGGAACTACTACAGCAAGTGAAACCTTTGATTAATGACGCACTATTCCCATTGATGTATGTGTTGGCTGAAAGTAAATTGGGAGAATTAGCCTTTTGGCAACAGGAACGCATTGGAAGCAGTTGCAGTAAATTAGAACATCTTTATAGCCTTATTACAGTATTCACTAAGGAGAACACAAAATGAAACGATTAGACATTTTAACAAGTTTACAAGCAGTAGGTTACCGTTGGTTAGTCCGTGATAAAGGAACTCAAAATATATCAAATGGTCTAACTGCTTATGAGCAAAAACCAACGAGAAACGAGTTAGGCTGTTGGAGCGGTTTAGGTTACAAATTCGTTGAAGAAGACCAATGCTTCCCAGATGTTCAAGGTGGCGTGCTTTTAGACATCAATCAAGAGGTCTGGCGGTTAACTGAATTATTACCAATTCGAGGACACCTGACAAAAGTATTAGTTGACAATAAAGCAATATATGTCACTCGAGATATTGATGGTAGTCTTTTTGCATGGAAGCAAGAGCCTTACAAAGATGAAAATGAGGGCAAATGGGTAGTTGACAGTGATTGTCTAGGGCATGAAGGTTGTGAGTTTATTCCTCATTACTTGTCTGATGTCTTCCGTGAGGTACAGTGGTGTTCACATAAGCCCTTACTAATTTTTGATGAGGGGAGACCAATTGATAAAAATAAGTGGACTAATGAAGTACCTATTAATTCACGAGTGTATGTATCATGCTTCCCTGATGTTACCACAGCGGTTAAAGGACATTATGCTGGTTTTGACGCATTGAATCCTACAGAACACTTTATGACCTATAAAGCAGGTAAATCAGAATGGACTTCAAAAGATGAAAAAGGGCATACACATTGGAAATACTGCTGGTTAGCTGAGGAAGTGGACGAAAGTGAACTATAAAGAAGCCAAAAAGAAAGGCTTTAAGTATATCACTAGGGAGATTATTGGTGGAGAGTGTGCACACAAAGAGGTACCAGTAAGGAATAATGGCTACTGGTACTCTAAAGGCTGGCACTACATTACAAAGAACGGACATGAGTGCAAGTCCAAAGAAGACATTATGGACATAGACACCGCCATTGCCATTAGTCGCACTAAAAGACCCATTGAAGAAATAGCAATAGCAGAGGGACACATGATATTTATCAAATCGTGTCCGATATGCAATACAATTTTTGAAACTACATGGAACAACAAAGTTTATTGTAGTCACTCATGTGCAATCAGAGCGAATAACAAAAGAATTTCATTGAAGAAACCAGTTGTTAACTGTATTGAATGTGGAAGACCATTTGAGAAGACAACTAGAAGTAATTGTTGTATCCCTGAGTGCAGTTATCAAAGGAAACTAAGGAAAAATGAACAGTACAAGAAAGCTAGAGCCAAACGAAATGATTCTTGAAATGGCAATTATGAATACTGAGGTAGAAATTGCTAATGCAACCAGAAAGGTTAAGCATTTAGTAAAACTTAAGAATGACCTTGAAGAATTACTGGTAGATATTAGAAATGAAATAAGACGAGGAGAATAACAAATGATTGAATTTTTATGGCTAGTTGTCTTAATTCTAGCTGGCGTCACTGGTTATGTGTACATGTGTCTAGCAGAAATGCAGATTGACATCAGAAATCTACACGTTGACAAGTTTATGCTAGAAGTCGAATTGAAGAACTTAAGAGGAATGCTTAAAGAAGGGACTGAAGACAAATGATTGAAATATTGTACATTGCTTTATTTGTCTTTGGTAGTCTTCTTGTAAAAGTATTCTTTGATTTAGACAGACTTAAAGAGGACAGAGATTACATTATCAAAGAAGTGACACAGACACAGAAAGATATTACTAATCTTAACAGAGATGTAGAGGTTAACAAAAGATGGCTAAATTCGTTGGTTATAGAAGTTAATAAACTGAAGACATCAAAAGTCATTACCATTGACAACGTAGAGTTACCAAAAGATTTTGGAAAAGTTGAAACTGGAGAAATCAAAGTGAATAACCTACACGATGGCCACTATAAAGCCCTAGGAATTGAACCGTGGGACATTCTGAAAGCCAACATGACCTATGAGGAGTACAAAGGCTTTCTAAAGGGCAACATTCAAAAGTACCTACACCGAAATAAAGAAGGACTAAAAGATTATGAAAAACTAGCTAACTATGCGAATAAGCTAGTGAAAGAGGTGAAAGAACATGACAGCAACAACACGAACAACAAGGGCTAAGACAACAGAACCGAAACAAGAAGTCACACCAGTACAACAAGCTGAGCCGACTTTAGGTGTATACCCTTTAGAAGATAATGTTGTCTTACCAGAGTACAAAACTGATAAAGCTAGTTGTCTTGATGTCTACTTAAAAGATGACTTACGAATCGCTGGTAAGCACGAATGTGTAAGTCAACTGGTGTCTTTTGGTTTTAAATTAGACATTCCAAAAGGCTATTCTGTACGAATTCACTTGCGGTCTAGCGTAGCAATGTACTACCCAATTCAATTGGCAAATGAAGAAGGTATCATTGATGAAGACTTCACTGGAGAAGTAAAAGCAATCGTACGAAACTTAACAAATGAAGCCTTTTACTTCCCTAAGGGCGAACGCTTGTTTCAAATGGAAGTAGTGAAAGACACCCGAATGAAAGCAAAAGAGTTAACTGAGTATACAAAAGTGACTGACCGAGGTGAAACTAATGGAAGCACAGGTAAATAAATTACAAGACATCAAACACCAGCTTGAAATGTCAATCGAGTATGTAAATTTAAAAATGAACCAAGGTGGACATTCTTACGAAATACTTCTTGATTATATTGACACAATTAGAGAGATTATGAATGAAATAGATGTTGAAAATGACAACAAAACTAAAGCACAGGAAAATGACCCGATTGACGAACTACAGTCAATCAATGATGACTTTTATGAAGTGTGTAGTTTTGCCTACTGGAAATGGGCAGAGGGCGAAGAAAATGCAGACAAAGTATTAGCAGACCTCTTTGACGAAACAGCACGAATACACCGAGAACTTAATGAAACTATTGAAGAAGTGGACTTTCAGATGAATAGAGAATGCGCTGAAAAAGAAGAACTTAAAGATGAACTTGAATGGGCTACGAAAGAAATAGAAGATTGTCATCATGAAATCATGTGCATGACAAGAGAATTACAAGAATTAGCATAAGGAGAACAAAATGGCAACAAATAACAATACAATTTTAATCAACGGCACGGCTTATTGGGCACACGTTCAAAAGCCAGAAGAATACAACGGCTCCCCTATTGGCTACTCAATCGTGGTAGACCTTGAGGACGATGAGAAACTGGCTAAACTTCAGGTACACCTTGCCAATGTATTCAACGAGGAAGCCAAGGAGCAGGGCTGGAAGTTAGACCCTATAACAACACTGAACTTACCTATTAAGGAAAACACCACCGCTAATGGTGAAACACGAGAATGCATTAAAGCTAAGACAAAACACGAGTACCAAAACAAAACAACTGGTGAAATTGTGAAGCGTTCAGTCCCTATCTTTGACCAGTACGGTGAACCAGTACCAAAAGGAACTCTTATTGGTAATGGTAGTAAGGTACAAATCAACTGTACCCCACATTGTTACATGATTAATCGTAAGAATTTTGGTGTTACTTTACGTCTTAATGCTGTATGTGTTACTGAATTAGTCGCTTATGGTGGCGGTAGTGACGCTAATAGTTACGGCTTTCAGACAAAAGAAAAACCAGAAAGTGATGTTCTGAATGACGGCGAAATGGAGTTTTAACAGACGCCGAGGCTTCAGAAAGCGTGTAGATAAAACTGTACGTTCTAACTTTGAAGGGAAAATCAAGAAGCACTTATTGTCTCATAACGTGAGTTTTGAGTATGAATCAGTGAGTTACCCTTACACAATCACTCATAAGTACACGCCTGACTTTGTGTTGGCTAACGGTATAATCATCGAGGCAAAAGGCTTATTCTTACCGGAAGACCGCACAAAGCACTTACAGATACAAAAAGAGCACCCTGAGCTAGATGTACGGTTTGTCTTTCAGAAAGACCAATGGCTTACGAAAAATAAGAAGACAAAATATTCTGACTGGTGTAAAAAGCACGGCTTTATGTACCATGTTGGAGACAGTATACCATTAGCGTGGATAGAGGAGAAACATGGCAGTAATTAGAGGAAAGCTAAGAGAACGCCAAGCCACTACTGAAATCATTTGTCTATTCAAAAATATGGACGAATTAACATTTCAAGAAGTGGCAATGAAGGCGAAACAAGCTGGCTACTTATTCTTCCCTTATCACGCATTTGTGAATTATTTAGGTGAAATTCATGAGGGACGTGATGAGAAAGCAGTAGCCAACGCTGAAATTGATGAGACTGAGGAAGCATACACGATACTGGTGGACGCACCGAGCGCCAAAAAGGTAACACCGGAACAGCGAAAAGCAGTCATCGAGTTATGCAGTAAGTACCCTCAGGCAGAATATAAGGAATTTGAAGGTAGTATTAAAGATGAGTTGATTTAACTATGGAAGAATCAACCTTAACTAAGGCACATTTACCTTGCCCGACTTGCGGTAGTCACGATGCACTCTCAGAGTATTCTGACGGGCATACCCATTGTTTTTCTTGTGGTACAACCAAATTTTTAAATGATGACAAAAGACAAATAAGCAACCAAACAGTATTTACCAGTAGGGTATCGTCAACCCATATCAGTAATTTACCAAAACGAGGTATTTTAGAGCACACATGCAAGAAATACCAGTACCAAAAAGGAATATACAATGGAAAACCGGTACAAGTCGCAAACTACTATGACCAGTATGGTGAACTTACAGGGCAGAAGTTACGGTTTGCAGATAAGACCTTTTGTGTTTTAGGAAGCATTAATGATACGTTTTATGGACAACAGCTGTATAGTGGTGGAGACCAATTGATAGTCACAGAAGGTGAAATTGATTGTCTTACAGTATCACAAATGTTTGCCAATACTATACCAGTAGTAAGTCTACCAAAGGGCGCTAAGAGCGCAAGAAGGACATTTGAAAGTAATCTTGAATGGTTACAGCACTTTAATGAAGTTGTAGTTATCTTTGACAATGATGAAGCCGGAAGGGAAGCAGTCAAGAGTGTAGAGGGCATTCTTGAAGCGGACAGATTGAAAGTAGTGGTCTTAAATCAGCACAAAGACCCAAATGAGTACCTACTAGCAGACCATGGTAGGGAACTCATGGACGCCATTAGTAATGCTAAGGCGTATACCCCTGAGAACATTGTCAACGGTAATACATTGTGGGAAGAACTGAAGAATGAGCCTGAAGAAGAAGTTGGATATAGCTTACCGTGGGACATTAAAGCACAAGGTATGACCAAAGGAATACGAAAAGGAGAAATCGTGTTACTAACCGCCGGAACCGGCATTGGTAAATCAACCATGGCAAGAGAAATCATGTATGACCTTGCTATGAATAAAAATTTAAAAGTAGGCGTTATGATGCTAGAGGAAAACATAAGGCGCACCGCCAAAGGTATTATGAGTATACATGTTGGTAAACCTCTACACATATCACGCCAAGGACTGACTGAAGATGAATACAAGACAGCATTTGATGAGACCCTAGGAACAGGGCGGTTTGTCTTGTATAACCATTTTGGCAGTCTAGCAGAAAACAAAATATTGAGTGCAATGAGGTACATGGCAGTTACTGAAAAGTGTGACTTTTTGGTATTAGACCATGTGAGCATTGCTGTAAGCGGTATTGATACCAAAGATGAACGAAAATTAATAGACGTACTTATGACACGTTTACGTTCACTTGTAGAGGAAACTGGAGTAGGTCTCATAGCCATATGTCACTTGAAACGTACAGACAATAGTAATCATGAAGAAGGCGGCGTCATCAGTTTGAATCACTTACGAGGTAGTCAATCACTAGCACAACTTTCTGATACCATTATTGCACTTGAAAGAAATCAACAAGCCACTGAAGACCAAGAAAAGAATCGCATTAAGGTACGCATATTGAAATGTAGGTGTACCGGTGATACTGGTCTAGGTGGCTATCTTTATTTTGACAAAGGTATTAATCGCTTGCGAGTACCTGATTTTGATGATGAGGAGGACACTAATGAAGAATCAAGACAGCATGAATTTTGAGAGGGTTGTTGCTCAGTTTGATACATACTTGTATGAACTATACGATGAGCTGAACATGTCTTTACAGCAGTCAGAGAAACCATATGAAGCCTATGAATTAGCACTTCAGAAAGCTTTATGGAATCGTATAGCAACAAAATGGTCTTTAATCAAAAGGAGCGAACGACAATAATGCATACATTTTTAATTAAACTACTTGATTTATTGATTGTGGCGCTCAAGCATTGGCAAGTGAAACTCATCAAGAAAAGAATCAAGAACCTTAAATCCTATAACTCATGGCACTCTTACCAGCAAAACCGTAATGACTTTGAGATTGAACGCTATGAGAAACACTTGAATAAGTAGGTGAGTATGCTTGTTATTTTTTGATATTGAAACAGACGGTTTACTTGATACGGTCTCAACTGTTCACTGTATGGTAATCATTAGTGATACTGGTGAGGTCTTCACCTATAGACCAAATGAAATAGACAAAGGTATCAAGAAACTACTCAGTGGTGAGCAGATATGTGGACATAACGTTATAGCATTTGACTTACCAGTGCTTACCAAATTGTATGGCGTAGAGTTTGACCATGCGAAAGTAGTAGATACGCTTGTCTTATCACGGCTTGTCTACTCAAATATCAACGATTATGACGCCCCTTTAGTAAGGCGTGGTATTCTTCCTAGCAATCTTTTTGGACGCTTCAGTTTAAAAGCTTTTGGTTATAGGTTAGGTAATCTTAAAGGCACGTATGCTGAAGACAACGAGACCGCATGGGAAGCATTCAACGAGGATATGATGGAGTATTGCATACAGGACGTTGAAGTTACAAAAGACCTTTATAACAAATTGGTCTCTAAGAAATTTACAGAGCACGCAAGTGAAATTGAACACAAGGCTCAATGGTTATGTCAAAAAATGGAGCACAATGGCTTTTACTTTGATATGACCAAGGCGCTGGAACTCAAGATGATACTTGAGAAAGAATACTTGCGTATCGTTGATGAACTTACTGAGTACGCCCCAAAGATACCTGATAAGGTATTTGTACCTAAGCGAGACAACAAGCGTCTAGGTTATAAAGCCGGTGTACCTATCCAACGGTACAAAGAGTTTAACCCTAATAGTAGACAACAGCTTTACTACATACTGAATGACCATTATAAATACAAGTTTTTAGACTGTATGTATGACATTGAGTTAGATAACAATGGCGAGGAAAAGAGCCGTAAGTTGAAACTCAATGAAGAAACACTCAAGGCAATCAGTAAAGACCCAAATGCTAATGATGAAGTAAAGCGCATAGCAGAGCTGTATAGTAAGTCTTTCATGTTGTCTAAACGACTAGGACAGCTGGCTGAGGGTAACAATGCGTGGTTGAAACTTGTAGGGAAAGACAACAAGATACACGGCAGAATTAACCCTAATGGAGCAGTCTCAGGACGAGCCACTCATAACAGCCCTAATGTAGCGCAAGTACCAGCAGTGAGTGTTGAGTATGGTAAAGAATGTAGGGAACTTTTTGGAGTACCTGAAGGCTGGTATCAAGCTGGCGTAGATTGTAGCGGTCTTGAGTTGCGTTGTCTAGCACATTACTTGTATCCCTATGATAACGGTGAGTATGCTCATGAAATTCTTAATGGGGATATTCACACGGCAAATCAGAAGAATGCAGGGCTTGAAACACGAAACCAAGCCAAGACATTTAAGTTAATAGGTGTCTTAAAACCCATTGAAAACGGTGGAAGTCCCACGTGGATAATACCGTGCTAAGTTAAGAAAGGAAATAATGACAAGAAAGGAATACGAACAGAAGCTATTGCAATGTGAAAGGAATTTACCGAAAGCAAAGCAAACAGCACAACCAGATAAGTACCCACAAGGTTACTTTAAAGAAAAGGCGTGTAAAGTTTGCGGTAAAGCATTCACCCCAAAAGCACCGTCAGAGTTATCTTGTAGTGAATATTGTAGAAGTTATGCAGTAACAGAAGCCTACTACAAGAGAACCTATGGAATAACAATTTTGTCATAATTGCAACCGAGCACTAGGACTTTTACAAGACAACATAGAGAGTCTTGAAAGTGCAATTTTCTATCTTAAAAAGTGTAACGACTATTCCGAAAGGAAGTACAACTAAGCAGTTGGAAGCGGTGGGTATCGAAAGATAAAGATATAGTCTAATCTTCATGGCAACATGGAGCAGTCATAAAATGACGGCTAAAGAGTAGCGACCTTTAGTGAATGTATATGTATTTACGCATTCTTGTATGGTGGCGGTAATGCAAAAATCGGTGAAATTGTAGGTGGCACAGCTGAGCACGGTAAAGAACTTAAAGATAAATTCTTAAAGAACACCCCAGCAATCAAGCAGTTGTCTAGTGGAATTAAGAACACACTAGCACCCTTCAGTGTTGCTAAGCATAAGCGTGTCTGGAAGCGCAGGTATCTCATTGGACTTGATGGTAGAAAACTTCATGTACGTTCCTTGCATAGTGCATTGAATTTACTATTGCAATCGGCTGGTGCACTCATTTGTAAACGATGGCTGACCAGAACGGAAGAACGATTGACAGACATAGGACTTAAGCATGGCTGGACTGGAGATTATGCAATGATGGCGTGGGTGCATGATGAGTTTCAATGTGCATGCAAGACAAAAGACATTGCTGAAGTAGTTGTCCGTGAAGCACAAGAAGCAGTCCGAGATGTGCAAAAAGAGTTTAACTTCAGAGTGCAATTAGATACTGAAGGAAAAATTGGTAAGAATTGGGCTGAGTGTCACTAAGGAGAACAATATGATAGAAAAGAAAGTAAAGGTAAAGAAGTACGTTACGTTGGTAGAAGAAGCCATTATAAGCGTACCTACTTACCTTGATACTGATGATGTTCAAAGACGTGAAGAAATGTACATTGAAAGGGAATTTGATAGTTTTGAACCCTATGAAGTGCTGGAGTATCACGTAGAGGTAAATGAATGGTAGAACTTATTAGTCATACACAAGACTATGACAAAGTATTATGTAAGGCTATTTCACAGTGTTACCAAAAAGAAGCAACCAATAAGGTTTTACGCCACTGTATTGAAGCTGGGCATCTTAGTGTCTTAGAGCACGCAAGTGCAACCTTTGAGTTAACTTGCAGTATTCAGACACTATTACAGCTATCACGTCACCGTCACTTCTCAATGACCGTGCAGTCTAGCCGAGGGACAGTCTTACAGGAGAGCCTGAAGGTAGACAATGATAAGTTACAGCATCTCATTAATGAGCAAGTGGCAAACTATGTGAATTGCAATATTGGTGAAGACATCAGTAATGAAGAACGTGCACTATTAGCCCCAAAGGCAATGATGTATCGGTTAGTCATTACTGGAAATCTAAGAGCATGGTATGAGTATTTACCTAAGAGGTTATGCAAGCGTGCTCAAAAGGAACACCGTGAATTAGCACAACAAATTAAAGACAAATTAGCTATAGCATTCCCTATTGTATTCAATAGGGACTTTTTAAATTGTGCTCAATGCAAGGAAAGGACGTGTTCCTTTGATTAAACTTGTATTTGATGCTGACATGATTTTATACGTGGCTTGTAATCGGAATGAACAAGTTATCGAATGGGAAGACGGAATGTTTACCCTTCATTGCTACTTTGATGACGTAAAGAACTCATTTGATGAACATGTGTCTGAGTTAGTGGATAACGTGCTGGAGCATTACAACTATCATGGAAGCTATGAGATTGTGATGTGTCTTAGTCATCCAGACAACTTTAGAAAGCGACTGGTGGATGAGGAGTACAAAGCCAATAGAAATATGCTGAGAAGACCACTATGCTATAAAGCAATGCGTGAATGGATATTGCAAGAGTACAACACACTGATGTATGAGGGGCTAGAAGCTGATGATGTTGTAGGTATTACCGTTGGTAAAAATGACGTTGCAATCAGTGGCGATAAGGACTTCAGATGCATTCCATGCAAGCAATATGACTTCTTACGTAATGAATTTTTTGATGTGTCTAAAGAGGATGCTGACTACTTTCACTTGTATCAAACACTCATAGGAGATAGCACAGATGGCTATAAGGGGTGTCCACACATTGGAGATGTGAGAGCAAAACGTATTCTTGATGAAAGCCCTACATGGGACAAAGTGGTAGATACATATATTAAGAATGGTAGCACTGAAGAAGAAGCCCTTAAGAATGCACGATTAGCTTTCATTTTACGAAAAGGCTATTACAACAAGAAAACTAAAGAGGTGAGGTTATGGACACCGTGATTAAAGACCACAAGTTAAGACACCCTGAAATTGAATATGGTCTTATTGCAGACAAATTTATTGAGCTAGCTAAGAAACACCAAGTATGTAATCATTTGTTGTCTAAAAAGGCAATCATGCAGACACTTTATGAAGTACAAGAGGCTGGCGCAATTCGTACATGGTATGACAAAAATGACGAGCTTGTGGGTCTACTGATTTTTCAAGTTGGAGAAATATGGTGGAGTGAAAGCCGTGTAGTGACTGAAGAACTGGTCTTATGCATGAAGCCTGAGTACGCTGGTATTCAACGAGAAGCAATGCGAGAATTAGACCGGTTAGCGAACGCATGGAATGCTCAGATTATTATGACTGGCAATTTGGTGTCTAGCAATAAGAAAGTTGTTGAGAATGGCTATATGCGTCATGGTGGCTATCAAGTGAAATCAAATGTATTTCTAAAAGTAGTACGAGGTGAAAATGATTAGTGATGAATTAGACTTCCCACGAGTGGCTGAAGAACTTCCTGATTATATTATGAAAAACTTTAGTAACGAATACATCTTAAAAAAAGAGACAATGAGTGCTGAAGGTAAATTAGCTAGCATTATGATTCGGGACGAAATTATTAATTATCTTAATGCATGTATTGAAGAAAGGAGACCATAATGGGCGGTGTAGGCAGAGCTATTGGTAAAGTTTTTAAACCAATCACTAGAGTAGTAGGTAGCGTTTTAGGTTTTGGTGGACAAGGGGAAAGCAACCCAGTACAAATTCCACAGCCAACAGTAACGGCGCAACAGCTGGTACCACAGACTGAAGCCGTTGCACCTGAAGCGCCTGAGCTAGGTACTAACAAGAAACGCAAAAAGGTTAGTCGCAAGTCCTTAATGATTGAACGTACAGGCTCAAATAGCGGTGGCGGTAGTGGTCTTAACGTGTAGTAGGTGTAGCTTATGGCAGAAAAACTACAGTTAATACCGGACGCAAAAACAACGTTCAACAAATTGAAAACGGATAGAGACCCATACACTCAACGAGCTGAAGCGAATGCAAAAATTACCATTCCTTCATTATTCCCAAAAGAGAATGACAATGCTCAAACAAAGTATGAACAGCCGTATCAATCGGTAGGAGCACGAGGTATTAATAACTTGTCTAGTAAGTTAAACCTTGCGCTATTCCCACCGAATGAGCGGTTTTTTAGATTGGGTATCTCCCCAGCCGAATTGCAAGCTATGGGCGTAGACGAGAAACAAATGGCTGAAGCAGACCAAGCGCTAATGCGTATTGAAGAACGAGTGAATCGTTTCATTGAAGACAATCAAATTCGTATTACAGTCAACGAGTGTTTACTTCAGTTACTTGTAGCTGGCAACTGTTTACTGTTCCTTCCACCAGCTGAAGGGGGCGCACGCATGTACAACTTGAAACAGTATGTATTGCGCCGTGACCCTTTAGGCAACGTATTGCAGATTGTAACGTTAGACAAAGTAGCTAAAATGGCGCTTCCTGAGGAATTACAATCGTTAGTTGCGGACGGTAAACCTGAAGATGATATTGAGGTCTACACCAAAATTCAACGCAATGGAGATGAATGGGTAACATTTCAAGAAATCAATGAGACCATTGTACAAGGTAGCGAACAGAGCTATCCAATTGACAAAGCTCCATACATTCCTTTACGAATGACCAAGCAAGACGGTGAAAGTTATGGACGGTCTTTCATCGAGGAATACTATGGAGACCTTCTCAGTCTTGAGAATATTTCAAAAGCTATAGCCTTTGTTGCTATGGTATCTTCCAAGGTTTTATTCCTTGTAAACCCAAATGGTCTTACAAGACCAAAGAAATTACAAGACGCTAAGAGTGGCGATTTTGTAACAGGGCGTGCAGATGATGTACAAGCCCTTCAATTAAGTAAATATCCTGATTTACAGATAGCCTTACAGCACAGTGACAGACTGGAGCAACGGCTATCTTTTTCTTTTTTATTGAACAGTGTAGTCCAACGAAATGCAGAACGAGTTACCGCTGAGGAAATCAGAACGGTAGCAAGTGAACTTGAAGATACCCTAGGCGGTATTTATAGCATTTTGTCTCAAGAACTACAATTGCCACTAATCAAGCGTATTATGGCGGTCTTAATGTCACAGGGAGAAATCGTTCAATTACCTGACGGCGTAGTAGAACCAACTATTACCACCGGTATGGAAGCGCTAGGGCGTGGACATGACTTCAATAAGTACATGACATTCTTGAGTGTTATCGGACAGGTACCTGAAGCATTACAAATGATGAACATTAGCAATCTTGTGACAAGCATTGCGACAAGCCTAGGTATTGAAACTACTGGTCTAGTTAAGACCCAAGAAGAATTACAGGCTGAGCAAGAGCAAGCCATGGGGCAACAAATGGCAATGCAAGGAATGGCGCAAGGTATGCAAGAAGCGCAAGGAGAGGAGATGTAACAAATGGCAGAAATCGAGATTAGCACAGCGTCAAATCAAGAGACTTTGACCGTTGAGGCTGACCCACAAGTACCTGAAGGTACACAAGAGGTTACGACTGAGACAACTCAGGAACAAGACCAACAGCAACAACAGGAAGCACAACCTGAAGAAAATACATCAGAGGGCACTGAAATTCAATCCGTTCAGGACGAAATGAATAGCCAAACTGAACTGGAATCTCAGCTCAAAACTGAACTTTCTGAAAAGGGTATTGACTTTGATGAAATCAGTAATGAGTACAACCTTAAGGGCGAACTGAGTGAGACCACATTAAGCAAGTTGGAAAACGCCGGTTATCCAAAAACAGCCATTCGTGCTTATTTAGACAATCTTGAAATGCGTGCTGAAAAGTTTGCAAATACTGTTTTGTCTTTTGCTGGCACAGAGGTGGACTTCCGCAATATCCAAGAGTTTGTACGAGCACAGGGGAATGAAGCCATGGACGCATTCAACGGTGTTCTACAGACTGGCAACCTTGCAATCATTAAGGCTCATATCAATGGTCTTAAGGCGCAAATGGGAAGTGCTTATGGCACAGCTAAGCCAACCATTATGGGGAACGGTACAGTTACCACAAGTGCACCACAGGGCTATCAGTCTCAAAAAGAACTGGTAAAGGCTATGAGTGACCCTAGATATTATGATGACAAAGTTTATCGTGCTGAAGTTGAGGCAAAAGTAAAAGCCACAGATTTTTCTAATTTATAAGACAAAAGGAGATTTAGACAATGGCAATCCAAGGTATCACAAAACAAGGACAAGTTAAAAATTCCGGCGATGAGTTACAAATGTTTCTTAAAGTGTTCAGTGGTGAGGTCTTAACGGCTTTCACACGCACTTCTAAAGTTATGAACAATCACATGATTAAAACTATTTCTAGTGGTAAATCCGCTTCCTTCCCAGTTATGGGACGTACAACCGCTCAGTATCTCAAAGTAGGGAACTCTTTAGATGACCAGCGCACCGCTATGGAACACAACGAACGAGTTATTAATATTGACGGTCTTTTGACAGCTGATGTCTTAATTAGTGACTTGTTTGAAGCAATGAATCACTTTGATGTACGTTCTGAATACGCTAATCAGTTAGGTGAAGCATTGGCTTTATCCGCTGACGGCGCAATGTTAGCTGAGCTTGCGAAACTTACACAGGAGCCGGCAGAAAATTATACTGGCGCAGGTAGCCCAGTTAAAATTGCTAAAACTGTAAGTGCTACTGGTATCAACCCTGAATACGGTGAAGCTATCGTTCAGGCGTTATTAGAGCTCAAAGCAAAATTCTCTAACAACTATGTACCACCTACTGACCGTTTTGCATATATGAAACCTGAAGCTATTTCCGCAATCATTGCCAATAAGACCGCAATTGACCGTGATTATGGCGCAGTAGCTACTATTGTAGACGGTGACTTAACGAAACTTTGTGGTTTCAACATCGTGGAAGTACCACATTTAACTATTGGTGGCGCAGATAAAACTGGTATGGTAGGCACAGCACCAGCTGGACATGACTTCCCTACAGCATTGAAGAATGACGTTGCCTTCCTTGCTTGTCACCGCACAGCATTAGCAACTGTTAAACTTAAAGACCTTGCATTGGAACAGGCACGCCGACCTGAATACCAAGCAGACCAGATTATTGCAAAATATGCATTGGGACATGGCGGTTTACGCCCTGAAGCTAGTGCAATTTGTACTATTAAAGCTAGTGTTTAATCTAGTTTAACTTCTAGGGGGACTACTTTGTGGTCTCCCTATTTTTTATTTTGAAAGGAACAACTATGATACTTACACCTTTGACGCCATTAGACGCCGTTAATGAAATTCTATCGGCTATTGGTGAAGCACCAGTTGATACCATAGAAGACAGTGGCAATATTGATGTAGACAATGCTTATAGAATCTTAAAGAGTGTGAATAGACAAGTACAAATTGACGGCTATACATTCAACACAATCTCAAGTTATCCGTTGATACCAGATAGGTTTACCAAAGAAATTGCATGGGACAGCACATTGTTGCGTGTGATTAGTAGTGAGGGCAACTACCTGAGAAATCGTGGCGGTCTTGTGTATGATGTGACAAACAACACAGACAAATTTGACGGACAAATTGAAGTAGAAGCGATTGTACTAGTACCATTTGAAGAACTTCCTGAAGCCTTTAGAGAGTACATCACAATCAAGAGTGCACGCTTGTTTGCTACTAGATATTTAGGGGACGAATTGGCGATGAATGCGCTCATGCAAGAAGAACAAATCGCTAAAATTGCAGTATTCAATTATGAACTCGACCTTGAAAAACCTTCTATGGCTAACAATACAGATATTAGTAATGACCTTAAGAGGACGTAATTATGGGTAGAATAGCACAAGTAGTAAAAAATATCATCAGTGGTATCTCTCAGCAACCGCCTATTATGCGCCATATGGAGCAATTACAGGAACAAATCAATGGTTTTTCTACTGAGGCAGACGGTTTACAAAAGAGACCACCAACGGTACACATTGCGGAACTCTCTTTGTCTACCACAATTAGACCAAAAATTCACGTTGTAAATCGTGATGAAAACGAACAGTACATCATGGCATTCGATGGGTCTACTGTTAAAATATGGGACGTTAAGGGGAACGCTAAGACAGTTACCATTGAACACCCTGAGTATTTAAAGACAAGCAATCCTATAAGAGATATTAAAGTAATCACTATGGCTGACCATACGTTTATTGTAAATAAGAGCACTACAGTAGCTATGAATACATCAGCTAAAACTGAAGAAGGACGGGCAGATGGGGCTACAGTATACGTTAAGAGTGGTCAATATGGACGTAAATATGAGGTCATTGTTGATGATACAACAGTGGCAAGTTATGAGACACCAAACGGCTCAGACCCAAGCCATACCACACAAATCGGGACGAACAACATTGCACAACAGTTAGTTAATCAAATGCGTGAGAAGGGCTATGACATTTATCACATTGGGGGCGAAAGTTGGTTTATCGTTGGGGGAATGACCAATAGAAACATTCGTGCTCGTGATGGCTTCAACAGTCAAGCCATTAGTGCATTTAAGCATGACGTTCAGAAATACACAGATTTACCAAGGACACATCGAGATGGCTACATTGTACGAGTGTACGGTGAATCAAATGGGGACGATGACTACTACTTAAGGTACAACGAAAAGTCACTCTTATGGGAAGAATGCCCCGCTCCTAATATTCTCTATAAGTTTAACTATGGAACATTACCACATAGATTAATTAGGCAAGCTGATGGAACATTCAAGTTTACAACTATTGAATGGGCTAACAGAGAAGCAGGGGACAACGATAGCAACCCAGAGCCTTCCTTTGTTGGTAGAAAAATTAGTGACATCTTTAGTTATCGCAACCGTTTTGGTCTTATTGCAGGGGAATCCGTTTGTCTTTCTAAAAGTGGAGACTACTGGAATTTTTGGGTAGATAGTGCAACTACAATCGTTGATACAGACCCTATTGATGTAAACGTATCTCACAATAGAATCTCAGAGTTATTCAGTGCAGTACCTTTTAATCAAGACCTATATTTGTTCAGTAGACAAACACAGTTTATTTTAACTGCTGACGGTGCACTGTCTCCAAGGAACGTTCAACTTAAGCAGGTCACAGAATTCGAAAATGACACTAACATTAAACCTATAGGTGTAGGGAGAAACTTATACTTTTCTTCTAAACGGTCTAATTATGCGAGCATTTTGGAATACTATGCAGTCTATGACGGTAACAACAGTAAAGACAGCAATAACATCACATCACATATCCCAAATTACATTCCTAATAATATGTATGGTCTAATTGCGTGTGAAAATGAGCATCTAATTGTAGCCCTTACAGAGGGCGCAAAAGACAGCCTTTTTGTATACAAATACTTGTACGCACAGGAACAAAAGTTGCAAGCTAGTTGGTCTAAGTGGGTCTTCTCAGGTGAAATCATTGGAGCTGACTTCATTGGTAGCACCTTATATTTAGTCATTAAGAGAAGTGGCAAGGTGTATCTTGAGAAGATGTACATCAACTTCAATACGAAAGACTTTGAGAGTGAACCATACCGGTTACTCATTGACCGTAAAGCTGAGGTAACACTTAATGGTACATTTGATGACTATACTATGACTTACACATGGGACGGTAAAAGTTACTTCAAAGACACCAAGGCTCAGACGTACTTTTTGGTCTTACCTGACGGTAGAGCCTTTGAAAGTGACGAACAGGGTATCTTTAAGTGTAATACTAATGCAAGCCTTACTGGTCTAAAAGCAATCGTAGGAACAGCCTATGAGATGAACATTGAGTTATCCACACTATACGTTAAGCAAGCAGACCAAAGTGGTACAACGTATATGCAGAATTATAGATTAGTCTTACAAGAAATTGAGTTTCAATATGCTGACAGTGGTGAATTTACTGTATGCGTGGAATATGTTGGTAAACCTACACGAAACTATAAATTCACAGGGCGCATTTTAGGACATGAAGAAAACATCATAGGAAAACACCCTATTGTTACAGGCTCATTTCGTGTACCGTTACACAGCCGTAACATCGACACAAAGATTATTATTAAAAACTATAGCCCTCTACCTAGTAGTCTTGTAGGTTACACATGGAGAGGCAATGTTACATATCGTTCAAGACAAATATAGAAAGGAGCACTGAATGAGTTGGCTAGGTTTAGGTTTACAGCTTTTAGGCACTTATAACCAATGGAAAAGTGAACGTGAACAAGCAAAAGCTCAAGGTAGACAAATGGCTGAGCAAGCAAAAAACGCCATTACTACCATGAATTATGCATTTCAAAACTATGAAGAAGAACGTAGAGACGCCTTTGAAACTGGTCTAGCAAACCTTGAGAAACTTCAAATCAATTCTAGTGGTCTTATTGGTAGCGTAGAAAATGCGGTTTCTGAAGGAATGGGAGATAGTAAAACCGGTAGACTTCTAAGTCGTGCTACTCATGCAGAAGCTTTACGCACCGCTTTAAGTGAAAAAGATACTTACACTAGAAGAAGTAATGAGATTGACCTAAATAAGGAACAGCAACTTGTATACACTAAAAGTTATACAGCTGGTCTTCACCCACCTAAACTACCAAGTAAAGGTGAGTTATTCTTTAGATTAGCTAATGCTGGCTTCTCATGGTATAGCCAAATGCAGAACAAACAGGCTTTTCAGCAATCGCATTTTGGTACTACTGGAGCGCAAACGGACAATTCCTCTTTTGGTACTTTCAGTATGAGTAATTATAACGCTGGTACATACAATAATTCTTCTAATAGTTTTTATTTTGGGACAGCTCCATTTAGACAATATACTTATAACTCTATAGCACCTATGTACTATAGTAATAACAATAGTTTTCGTTCTGTTAGCTATGGTTATGACCCTAATAACCTCAGTTTTGGAGCGAGTGCATATCGTAGGTTCGGGCTATATTAACAAGAGAGGTGAGACAAATTAATGCCAAGTGAAGTTACTCAAGCTATAGGAACTGCCCAGCAGTACATGCCTAATCAAAAGGTTACCTATGAGAAGCGATTACTAGGTGTTCAACAAAACTGGAACGTTACAGTCGAACAGGACGGTAGCAGAGAGCGCATTGGTAAAACCTTACAGGCGCTAGGTGTTTCTGTTGGTGAACAAGACTTACAGAGAGAAAAGAACAAATATGAAATCGCTAAGGTAATCGCACCTCAATACTTTGAGAAACTATCGGATAAAGAGAAACAAACTTTGTCTAATGCTCAGATACTAGCGAACACTGGTGAGTACAACTTGATTGATAACCGCTATGCTATCGGTGTGTTAGACCAACTGCGTGGTAAGTACACCAATGCACGCTTCAATCAAGAGTATCGTATATGGTCTCAGAATCAACCATTAGCCGGTACATTAGAAGAAGAACAACAGCGTTACCATGACTTCATGGAAGGGCGCTTTAATGAATGGGCTGAAAATAACCCTACTTTATATGATAACCAGTATGCTTTCTATAATGGGTACCTTGACGCTCAGGCTGATAATGTCATCAATGTATCTTCAGACTATTTAGACAAAAAGGAAAAGCAAGCACAACAAGACCGCTATACTACTTTGTTGTCTCTAGCTGATGACATCTTCAGAGCTCTTCAGTACCGTAAGAATATTACTGATGAAGAACTCAGAAACTTACTGATGCCACTCATGACGCAAGTCAATTTGACGCAAGGTAAAGACCCTGAGTTTGAATACAAGCTGTTACAGGCAATCATGCAGAAAGCCATTGACCACACTGGTGACCAACGTATTGTTGACTTTTTAGGTGAATTTACAGACTATCGTGGTAAACCAATTAAGGAGACAATCAACCCTAAGGCGCTTACTGATTTAACAACCGCTCAGTCTCAAAAGATGATGAATCAGCAAGCTGTTGCAGACATGAAGGAACTCAATGGTTTTACATCGGCGTCCTCATTGCGCTCATGGTATGAATCTACTATGGAATCAGACCCAGAGAAAGCAAGACGTATAGCTCCATTTGTGGAACCACGAGCTAAACAATTAGAGGCTGAAGAAAAGGCAATGCTGAGAGCTAAGACTAAACAAGTAGGTCTTTCAGGCACAGCAGAGTTACGAACGGCAACCTATAGCCAAATTTTAGACAACCTATTGGCTGGCAAGTTAACTGGCGTTCCACAGACTGAAAAGGACTTGCAAGGTCTAGGGCTTGACATTGGTGAATTTAATGTAGTAGCACAGGCTAGAATTGACCAGTTAGTCGCTAATGGAGATGACGCCGGTATTGCTACAATCATGAAGACGCCACTGGTTAGCAAAGCGCTTAACGCCTATTTTGACCAACATCTAGCCATTGATTTAAACAAAGCTGAAATGACCCCAGCGGTCTCCATGGCTTTAAAAATCGCTGGTAAGAGTGGCGGTTACATTGAGCAAGCACTAGGCAAAGAATACGCTAACAGTATGACGGTCTTGAAGATGCTAGTAGATACAAATGGCGAACAGGAAGGTCTTCAGATATTCCGTGAAAGTCGTAAGAGACTGAACGATACTGATGAACGCAACCGCATTAAAAGTGATTTACAATATGTTGCAACCAGTGATTTATCCGTGTATGACCTATATTATGACGCTGATACGCCCTACTCTTATAACCCTGATAGTCTCCCTTATGAAATGCGAGATAAAGTTGAAAAGTTATCAGAAAGTTATTATGCTACTGGTCTTTATAATGCATCTCAATCAAGAGACCTTGCACGTTTAGCAGTACAACAGCAATATGTTGCAGTCCATGGTATTTTTATGCCGGCTACTGATTATCGACAAATTGTTAACGATAATACCTCAAGGACTAATAGCGCCCTTCAATATATTATTAACTACTATACTGGTGGCTACATATATAAGGCAAATTGGGTATCTAATGGTAGCCAAATGTACCTCAGTGTGAGTACGCCTGACGGTGTTAAAAGTTACTCTATGGATAAGATATTGAATGACGTTGATTATGCAACAGAACAACAGAGTAAACAAAACAGTAGTACAACTGAATACAGTCAATCGGAAGTCAAGGGCGCTATTCAGAACTATGTAGATAACCTTGATGTAAAAGACTAGAAAGGAGACAAATGGCAACACACCCATTTTTACAAGCAATATCAGACCTTGCAAGAGCTGAGTATGGAGATGTTTTTGCTAGTCTATTGCTGGAACAAATGAAGGGCGAATCTTCAAATGGTACAAGTGAGCTGTTTCTAGCTACTAATAACCCTTCAGGTATGACCCAAGGGTATACGCCAAACCGTACTGGCTCAAGACAACCAGCAAAGGAAGGCGCATATTATTACATGGAGTTTGATACACCATTAGACGCCTATAATGCGATTAAGCATAAATTCTTTGATTATTACCCAGAGATTTACAGTGCAAAAAGTCGTGAAGAATATGCAACAATTCTACATGATAATGGCTATTATACAGCTACTGTTCCATATTATATTGAGATGATGCAGAACAACAGTGGAGATAATGGCGCCTCTCTCAGTGACCCTTCTTATGGTCTCAATGAGACAAACTTTTATGGCGGTCTCAATCCGTTATACCTTATGCAGAACGCCCCTACTTCACCTTATGGTACTCAAGGCTCCCTTCAGAGAAATAGCGAGTACCATGACATTGTACGAGGGCTGAATGAGAATGAAGGTGGCTGGTGGAGTACCTTTTCTGATAGTTTTGTTAATTCATGGTATAACAACGGCTCAATTAGTTTAGGTAGACGTAAGTTATCAATGAGTGCTGAAGAACTCATGGGTTTTGGTAGAGAAGATTTACTGAATGACCTTGACGAGCCTACATTAAAGCAAGCCATGGCTAGAATTGGTCTTTCTGAAGCTGAATACAATGCAAAACAAGGTAGACGCTATGAAACCTTACAGCAGTTACGTCAAGAATCATGGAATAGAGAACAGCTGTTACAATTGGCAAAAATCAAAGGTGAAGACCTTGACCGTGAAGCACGAGTAGACAAAAGACCAATTACAGGTATGGGCGTGGCTGGTACAGTTTTGGGGACAGTGCTAGACCCTCTTAACCTAGTACCGGCAATTGGACAAGAAGCACTAGCATTGAAACTAGCAAGTCGTGCTGGTATTCCACTGGCTAGTAAACTATTAGCTTCTCCAATGGCGCATATAGCTGAAATTGGTCTTACTAATGGTCTTATCAATGTTGGAGACCAATATTTAGCCAATAAGACCGGTTATTGGAACAACAACAATTATGCTATGTCATTCCTTCTAGGCGCTGGAGCTGGCGCTGGTTTGTCTTTCTTGAGACGTCACTCATTGGTAGCCCCTTATGTTGAAAAAGGTGAAAACCTTCAGAAATTCGAGGGAGAAGTCAATGAAATGGCTCAAAAGTCTATTGAAGGCTTCACTGAGACAAAAGCCCCTAAGCCTAAACAAGTAGTACCTTCTAAAGAAGTACAAGAGATGATACCAAGCGCTAAGGCTGAGGCACAGCGAGTAATTCCACTTAAGGGACTTCAAAGAGTTGATGATGATTTAATCTATCAGGTAGCCAATAGTGCTAAGGAATCAGACAAGGTAGTCAATAAGAATCTCATTGATACTTTGAATGAAAGATATGGTCTTAAGCTCAAAGATGACATGACTGGCGCACAGCTCATGAAGTTACTTCACAATGAGCCTGATGCTATGTACTTAAGACCGCCTAAAGTTGCAAAACTCATGGAAGCCTACCATTTAGATACTATTGAAGACCTTGCTAAGCATGCGCTGGCGTACAATAAGCACCCTAAGACAAAAGACATCAAAGAATACTTTGAAGGAATTGTAGGGGGAAAATTCAGTGATGCTCAGTTTATGGACGTTGCAAGACATATCAAGAGCGGTGGCACCTTTGACAATCTTGTATTAGAACTTGATGACGGTAGTATGTACATTGGTAGACAGCATGTATCAAAAGATAACCTAATGGCAAGAGCTGTTGACAATGACCCTATGTTTGATGACCCTTCAGTAAAACCTACAGAAGACCCTGAAGTAAAAGCTAAAGGTGAACCAGTTGATACTGATGAAGTTGCTTCTGATGCTAGTGATATTACTTCAGATACAAACTTTGAAGACGTGTTTAGACTTGAAAAAGAAGGACGAGCAGAAAACAACGCTGGCTTCATTAGAAGTCAAGACGTAGTAGACAAAGAGCAACAGCTAGGTGGAATCAAGATTTTACGAGTGTTAGGGCGTAAGTTGGAAACATGGCGCGTTATTGGCAACCGCTATGGCGTATTTATTAACTCAGTATCAACTACCATGAATAAAATAGGTAGAACTTTTGGTATTGACCCAAGGTTACGTGCTCAGAATAATACTGGCGCACCTTCAGTCTCCATGAATAAGAAACTCTTTATGAAGAAGTATGAAGCGCCTCAAGAAAACTACATGAAGTCTTTTCAGAAATGGTGTTTTGAAAACGGAAAGTTACCTTCAAATGAGGCTAGAAGACGCTTCAATGAGGAAGTTAATAGGGTATATGATAGCCTTCACAATCCGTACAATACGGAACGTTACACCTCAAAAAGCCCAGCAATCAATGAGGCAGTACAAGCCGTTAAAGATTTTCGTGACCTTGACATGCAACTTCATAAAATCAATGGGACATTACCAAAAGATTTTGAAGGGGCTGGCGAGTTGTGGCGCCGTGTAGACTATGATAAGCAGATGTACTTAAGAACACTGTTTAATAGTGATAAAGACTTCTTGAAATTTATGAAGAATGTGGCTAAAGAATCAATTCATTGGGAAGACATAACAGATAAATTTAAGCAAGACTACCTCATGAACATGGAGCTAGGCGAGAAGGAGCTTGCTATAATAATGAAGAAAGCTGGTCTTCCTTATGAGTTTGTTGAGAAGTATGACGGAAACCCAAACCACTATCTTAATATTGATGAGCTCAGAGAAAATGTTATACACCTACTGTACAATAATGAAGAATTATTTAGAGATGTTGTCTCAGGACATTGGGCTGACCAAATTACACGCCGGCAAGATGACCTTTTGAGTGACCTTCATGCTGGCTCAAATAAGTTAGGTTACTACCAAGGGCGTTTACCTATGGACACAACTCAGCACTTTGAGTTACCAGACGGTACACTATTCAACTTCAATGATAGCCTAAGAAATCAAGATTTAGGTCTTATCATGGCGCAAGTTGCCAACCGGTCTAGTGGAGCAATGGCGCTCAAGCGTATTGGTATTGATAACCCAGTGACTGAACTTAAAGCTATCTATGAGCGAGTTGAAGGGGAACTTGCGGAAGCAGTTAGTAGACGTGAAACAACCATGAGTGATATGACAAGACAACTTGAAGAACTCAAAGACGTTTTTCATAATGTTAGCGGGTCCTTAATCTTCCCTGAAGCAATAGACCCAAACCAAGTTACAGCAACCCTTAAACGTATTATCCTAGGTGAATCGTATAGACAAAACGGCTTCAATTTTGGTATTAACCAAATTGCTGAAATGGTAGGTGGCACGAGTAAAGTAGGCGCACGAGCCCTTCTTCACTATATGCCTATCCTTCATGACTTCCTACATAATCTTAAGTATTCTAAAGATTTCTCAGCAGAACAACTGAAAGAGTTTAGAGATGTACATTTAGGACATGAACTTGCTCAGCACATATGGTTTAATACGAATATGAAGCGTAGTCTTTATGAGATTGAAGCTGAACATAAAGGCGTCACTATGAAAGCCCTAGGCAAACTTGATAGTATCGTTGATTTTGGCGGTAAAATTACCTCTACAGTCAATCAAATTTCACGCTTAACACACTTGAGTGTTTCTGGTATTAAAGCTGATGTGCTCCCTGAGATGATGATGTGGGCTAGAGGAGAATTTAAGAGCACCTTGAGAAAGAACTTGTTTAGTGATAGACACCTTGCAGAGGCTAAGATTTATGATGCTGAAGCATTTAAGAAAATCTTAAGAGACCGCTTGATGAATCTAGGAGACGAGAAAGACGCCCTCTCAAAGGCTATTACTAAATGGCAAAAAGAGGATATGCACAGTTATGCACAGTTTGAATCATTCCTTGACCTTACGAGTCAAATGGCTATCCAACAGCCTAACTTGTGGAATACCTCAAGAAAATTCACTGGCTGGGGTGGTTTAGTACAAGGTATCTTCATGCAGTTTAAGACGTTCTCTCAGGTAGCACTGAATGGACATTTAGGGCGTATCTTAAACAGTTGTGAACGGGAAGACTTTGTTTTACTCATGACCACAGCCTTAAGTAATGGTGTTGTATGGGCTTCCTCAGTATTCTTCAATTCGTTCAAATTCTATGGTAATGATGAAGAAAAACGCCAAGCATATCTTGAGAAAACCTTAACGCCTGAACGCTTACTTATGACTGGTCTTTTAAGAAGTAGTGTATTGAGTGGTCTTTCTTTTGCCAATGACGTATGGGAAATGGTAAACGGCGGTACTTCTAATCGTACTACAGTAGACCGTATGCCTGAATCAGACAGTATATTATATAACTTTATCTCTCAATTCCCAGCAATTCAGAGTGCTTACCGAGCCGGTAATGGTGTTGCAAGTGTTCCTGAATATGTAGCGAACCTCATGGCTAATAAAGAAGCTGATGCAGACCCTCTTACAAGACTGTTCCCTATTGACCGGTGGATACCACTCAAGGGTATTTTGTCTATCATGGCTGACCAAGCCGACATTGAAAAGAGACAAAAGAAGGAACGTCAAAAGAGACAAGAAGAATATAACAAGAAGAAGTTAGAGAAACGAAAGGAACGTAATGGACAACAGAACGTACAAAACGAAAGTTTACTTGACATGCTCAAATAGTCAGACCAAGTACACATTTGCCTTTGACTACATCAATGTGAAGTACATTAAGGCAACAATCAATGGTGGCTCACCATTAGTCTGGGGAACTGATTATGTTGTCAATGACCACACGTTGACACTCACTAAGAACCCTAAGCAAGGGGACTTACTGGTTATCTATCGTGAAACACCTACAGACAAAACAGTCGAGTGGTACGATAGCAGTATCTTACGAGCAAAGGATATGAACCTCTTTAACACCCAGATGTTACACGTCAATGAAGAAAATGTTGACCGACTGGCTGACAGTGGAATTCAAGAAGACAAAATTGATGGACGGTGGGACGCTAGGGAGAAATCTATCAAGAATCTCAAAGCCCCTACTGAAGACAGTGAAGCAGTCAATTTAGGTTTTCTAAAGAGTACACAAGAATCATACCTTAATGCAAGTCAAGCAAAAGTCAATGAAGCAACCCAACAGGCAACACTTGCGACTAATCAAGCGAATAACGCTAAGGAGTACGCAAGACAAGCTAAGGCAAGTGCTGATGAAGCGAGTATGTCACAAGTACAAGCCAGTGCAATGGCTGGTGTAGCCCAAGCGAATGCAAGCAGTGCAGGCAATAGTGCAACAAATGCAAGCGACAGTGCAATCAATGCGAGCACCAGTGAACGACAAGCTAAGGCTCATGAAGACAAAACTAGGGAGTACATGGAAACTACTTTGTCTTATAAACTTGATGTTGACCAAAGTGCAACCAATGTGAACAACTCAATGGTACAAAGTGCAACCTATGCAGAAGAAGCTAAGAAGTACCGTGATGAAGCACAGGCAATCGCTGGTGGGGACTTTGTGACAAATGATGCCTTTGAGAGTTACAAGCAGAGTGTACCAGATAGCATTCAAGCAGAAGTAGACAGTCATAATGAATCGTTAGACGCTCACTACCAGTTGTTTCAAGATGTTAATCAGAAGTTAGGCACAAAGGCTACTAAGAGCGAACTGAACACAATGAGGGACAATGTTAATAACTCATTGACTACAAAAGCTAACACTTCTGACTTGTCATCTAAGCGTGATATTAGTAATACTGAGTTTACTAAAAGTATAGTAGTAAAGGCTGACGATTATAGTGATATTAAACTATATAATACTTCAAACAGTTATTTACGTATTGAAGTACATCCAGAATCAAATGATAATATTGGTGGCTTTGTTAAGAGAGATAGTGCAGGAGCTATGATTGCCAATGTTAGAATTCCTAAGAGAACAGGAACGCTTGCTATGGAAGAAGACATGAGAGACATTCATGGAATACTTCATAAATACTCTAATAATACTTCATTTACTAATTTGTCTAATCAACAGTGGAATCAAAGTGGTATATTCAGTTGCTACTTTGATACAGAAGAACGCTTTGAAAATCAACCAACACGCTACGGACAATTAATTAATTTAGCGCCAAGTGCAGATAAAAACAGTAACGAATGTGCACAGATTTGGATAGCACAAAATGGTGGCGATGTGTGGACAAGGGGCGGTAATGGTTCTAATCCAGTGAAGGATGGAAACTTTCGCAGGCTAGCATTTATAGATGAAATTCGTCATGTTGTATCTGAAAGTACTTCTGGCCCAGTTTTCTGGCGTGAATGGAGTGATGGGTGGCTAGAACAGGGCGGGTATGTACCCTCTAGTGGGAGAGATACTCAACTTAATTACAATAGACCGTTTAGAAGTGAACCAAGTATAAATGTTATAGCTAGAGCACGAGACAGTACTTACCTAAAAGGTAGTCAAAGTAATATGCAGGTATCTTATATGGGTAATACAGGTTGTCGTATTTCTATGTATGACGCTAATGATTTACAAGGTTACTACTGGCAGGCATGGGGGTGGAAAGCATAATGATAGGACAAAAGATATATAAGACAGACCTAAGTAATTACACCGAGGTAGCACAATGGTGTAACGAAAACAACGCTACTATAGTTGAACGTGAAGACTACTATGAGGTAGTCCCAGTAGTCCACATTGTTACCCTTGAAGACCAAAAGAGTGAACTTTTTGATAAAGTTGAAATGCTCAAAAGTGCATACGCTGGAGCGCTACTCATGGGTAATGATGTGACAGACATTAAGGCAAGTTTTGAAGAAACAACAGCTAAACTAGCGGAAATCTTAAAGAAAGAACGAGAGGAATAACTATTGGAAAATATACCTTTGAAAGCATTTCAAAATGCATTAAGTATGGCACTATTGGTTAGTCTTCTTGTCTTTGCCGATGTAATTACCAAATGGTTTTGCATCATAGACAAGTTTAATCGTGACCAAAAGAGAGAATGTAGTTTTGCAAATACATTTAGGGGAATGTTCTTCAGAGCGTGGCAAGAAGGGTATTTAGAGAGTAGAAAATTTAGGGAAGAACTAGGGAAGAAATCAAGGGCGTACGGTATATCAATTCTTATAGCTATTGCCGTGTACCTATTCCCAGACTTTACGGTACAAGGTGTACCAGCAGATGAAGCACTCAGTTTTATCATTTACTTATCAGTAGTGGTAGCTGAGTGCTTTTCTATTGTAGAAAACTTGAAAGAAATGGGAGTTAAAGAAGCAAGTTTTGTAAGGGACGGACTTTTAGCAGTCTTAAGAAAATTCGGGGTGACCCCTTCACCAGACATCACTAGACAAACTGAAAGGAGAACAGACAAAGATGAATCAGATTGATTTTCAAGACCTAAGCAACTACACAGTACCAGCTAGAGGACAAATCAATAGAATTTATCTCCACTGGACAGCTGGACGGTATGGACAACACTTTAGTGACTACCATTTGAACATTGATGCTGACGGAAGCCTATGGACTGACATGTATGGCTTTACAGACAAAAAGGCACACACATGGAGAAGAAACAGTAATGCTATTGGTATTGCCCTTGATTGTGCTTATGGCTCATCTATTGGTTATGACGGACAAGTTACTCATGGTGATTATCCACCAACGGAAGCCCAGCTTGATATGTTGGCTAAAGTAGTGGCTAAACTTTGTATCGAAATTGGTATTCCTATTGGTTACCCAACAGTCATGACGCATGCAGAAGTCGCTGACATTGACGGTTATGGAATCTTTGACAGTGACCCAGATATGCGGTGGGACTTGTATGGTTTAGGGGACGAAATTCGCATGAGAGCAGAAAGGTACGCTTATGAGTGGGGACATTAAAAGAGCAATCAGAATCGCTTGTTATGTTGTCTTTATTGGACTTTTAGCAACTGGCTTATGGTTTTACCTCTATCAAAAACCACCCGATAGCATTAAGCCCCCAGCACCACCAATGAGTGAATCAGTAGCGGTACAACATAAGACAACCAACACCACTACTTACCAGTATGTTCCTAAGGCTACACCACAAGACCCAGATGTTGAAGTGTTGTCTAAGCCTAAGCCTATCACGGTGGCAATCAATGGAATTACTCATGAGATACCTACTGATACCGTGAAGGAAGAACACAAGTTAGAAAACGGTAAGCTAGTGGTTACTGAGGAACGTGAAGTGAAACTTAACTTGACCATTCCTGAACAGCCTAAGTTTAAAAAAGGTGTATACATCGAGAATGACTTAAGCAAGGGTACACAGGATATTAATGTAGGTGTACGTGCAAGTTATCAGACAAAAGACTTTGATGTTGACCTAAAAGCTGAATTATGGACTAAAAAGGATAAAGACAAAAGAATTACAGCCACTGTTACCAAGTGGTTTTAATAGACATTCAATTTGAGGTGTGTGAAGCGTACCACAGAGCGTTTCTAGCACCTCTAATTGTTTTCTAATGGTTTTATATAGGAAAAGAAACAATGAGCAAGAAAATACGTTTGAGAGTACCTAAGAAAATCTCATATGCAAAAGCAATCAGAGAGAAATGTTTAGAGTGCACATGCAACCAACCTAATGAAGTCAAGTATTGTACCATTACTGACTGTGCATTATTCCCTTATCGTTTTGGTACAAGTCCTGAAACATATCTCAGACGTTATGAAGAAAATATCATTTTAGTTAAATAAGCCTACTCAGAGAGCGATTTTAGCACTTAACTATTTTGTCTAAGGTAATTACACCTAAAAACAATTAGAAGTGCTGAATCGCATTCCTGAGTAGGTAATTTTATATAGAAAGGGAAGTATGGACGGTAACAAACCAAAAGTTTTAGACAGGCGAGCAATGATTGATACCATTGCTGAACTTGAAGTATTAGCCTTGAAGGAAGGGCTGGAAGACCCTGAATTAAGGAAGAACCCAGCTTTTCTTGAAAAGGTTAGACGTTTTATGAAAGACCACAAGTTAGAAACCACAGCCAACTTGACCACCATTGTGACCAAAGCCGTGGAACACCAGACAAAAGAAATTCCTATTTTTGATGATGAGGACATGGACTAATGGCAAGCTATAAGTGGAGTAAAGAACAAATTCAGAAAGCTAAAGAAGACTTTCGAGTGTTCCTATTCATTGTATGGGACGCTATTGGTCTTCCTGAGCCTACACCGGTACAGTATGACATTGCGAATTGCCTACAGCACCTACCTAATGACCGCTTTATTATCCAAGGTTTTCGTGGTGTAGCCAAGTCGTTCATCAGCTGTGCTTTTTGTGTGTGGTCTTTATGGAGAGACCCTCAGTTAAAAATTGAGATTGTATCAGCGAGTAAAGACAGAGCGGACGCCAATGCAGTCTTCATTAGAAACATTATTAGAACCATTGATTTTCTTGAGCACCTCTTACCACGTAAAGGACAACGAGACACTCAGAATCAATTTGATGTAGGTGAAGCAGTACCGGATATTTCACCTTCAGTAAAATCAGTAGGTATCACCGGACAAATCACTGGTAGCCGTGCTGATATTCTACTGGCTGATGACGTGGAAATTCCAAACAACAGTGGTACGCAAGTACAACGAGATAAGCTAGGGGAAGCTGTAAAAGAATTTGACGCAATTATCAAACCTGAGGGAAACATTATTTACCTAGGTACACCTCAGAATGAAATGAGTTTGTACAATGAGCTACAGCAACGTGGCTATCATACACGCATATGGACAGTTATGTACCCTGAGACTGGCGCTGAACGTGAGTTTTATGGAGACCGACTGGCTAAACTTATTGCAGACCGCTATGACAGCAACCCAGAGTTATGGGCTGGAAAGCCTACAGACCCTAAACGTTTCAACGAGGAAGAAATATATAAACGGCGTTTGTCTTATGGTAAAGCCGGTTTTGCCCTTCAGTTTATGCTCAATACAAACTTGAGTGATGTTGAGAAATATCCGTTGAAAGTTGCTGACCTTATTGTCTCTAGCCTTGACCCTGAAGAAGCCAGCTTGACTTATAGTTGGTCTAATGAGCGCATGCATCGACTGGCTGATGTTCCTTGTGTAGCACTCAAGGGAGACTATTATCATGAGCCTAATAGTAGAAGCACTGAGACCGTTCATTATACCGGTTGTTGTATGGCGATTGACCCCAGCGGTAGAGGTGAAGACGAGACAGCCTATTCAGTGGTTAAGTATCTCAATGGTTACCTATTTTTAGTTGAAGTTGGTGGCTATCGTGATGGTTACAGTGATAGTGTTATGCAACAGTTGGCTAATAAGGCTAAATATCATGGTGTCAATGAGATTGTCATTGAAGGAAACTTTGGGGACGGTATGTTTACTAAGTTATTCACACCAGTGGTCATAAGGACACACCCTTGTGCTATCAGTGAAGTAAAGAACTATTCCCAGAAGGAAGCACGCATTATAGACACACTTGAACCAGTCATGATGAGACATAAGCTCATTGTGAACACTCAGGTTATCATTGATGACTTTGCAGTGTACGAAATGAACCAGCAGTATTCCCTATTCTACCAGTTGACACGCTTAAGTAGAGATAGAGGTAGCCTTGCTCATGATGACCGCTTAGACGCCCTTACAATGGCAGTTAGGTATTGGTTAGAACAAATGGATAGAGATGAACAAGTTGGTATGAATGACCTTATGGAGCAACAACTGGAACAGTGGTTAGACCCTGATAGGGGTATCTTATGGCAAGAAGATAAGGTAGACGTAAGGGGACATTTTAACTACTTAAAGAAATTCTAGCACCAGTGGACTTTTTGAGTGAGAATGTTTTTGATAATGCTAATTGGGACACTATTAGTAAATTTAATTGGGACACTTGTAGGAGAAAGGGGAAAACAAAAGAAAAACTAAAGGTATATATACATGAGAGCTAAAGGTTAACTATAAGTTAACTATAAGTTAACTAATAGATACTATAGGTATACTTAAGTATTCCTTATTTACCAACTGGTGAGATGTCCTTTAGTATACTAAAGTACCCTCATGTTCTCCAACCATGAGTATTCCTTTAGACTGACAAAGGGAATACCCACCAGTTACATATGAATTAAATATTGGTTCTCCTATAGGGGACTTGCAAGAGACATCACAGTTTCATGTAAGTCCCCTTTTTTTTATTTTGAAAGGTAGTGTTGTCTACAGTGTTATCAGTGAGAACATTTGCAAGGCGTATAGGTGTTACTGAAGCTACTATACGTAAAAAACTTAAGAGTATGTCAAACTTAAGGCTCAACTCAAGCGGACGATACGAACTAACAGAAGAAACTTATATAACATTTCTTTACAAATTCTATCCAAAATTATATGCTAAAGCTAGCCATAGTAACGTGATTGTTCATCAGAAAGGACAATCAATGTTAAGCACTGGAAAAATAAACAAAATAGTAAAACCTAATGGTAAGACCTATTATTACCTTTCACAATTCCCGATAGGGTATGATGACAATGGAAAGTTAATTTATAGGAAAGCCACTGGTCTACCGTCAAGAGAGGCTTGTGAAGACCTGAGAAAACAATGGTTAGCTGAACGTGAGACCATGGCTATCACTCAGGAAGACAACAAGTCATTCTATAGTTACTGCAAGAACCTTTTTAAGTCCGATAGGAATCTTGAGGAATCAACCAAACTGGTACGACTAAGTGTTATCGAGAAGCACCTAAAATCTTACTTCTCAAAAGTACCATATAACGAGATAACACCTAAGATACTTAATGACTACACTGAACACCACTTAAAGACAAATGTGTTTAATGTGAAAGTTGTAATAACTAAAGCCCTTAATGAACTATACACGACTGAGGTTCTTGATAGAGACCTAAGACCACTTGTGCGCTATCCTAAGCTAAACCATAAAGACAAAAAGAAGCCTTTGTCAAAGAGTGAAGTCAACTTGGTATTCAATGAAGTCAAAGGACATCGACTTGAGCATGTAGTGCATCTAATGTTTAAGACTGGTCTAAGAATTGGTGAACTACTTGCACTTAATTGGGAGGACATTGAGTTGCTAGAGGATAACTTAATAGTTACTCATGTAAACAAGTCTATAGGGCGTTCTGAAATAGGCTTTATCGAAAAAGCCCCTAAGAACAGACAAAGTATTCGAGAGGTCTACACCTATGACGAAACCTTATGGAAGCTACTGGAGACCGCTAGAGCCAACGCTAAGACTAAATGGGTAGTGCCTAATAGAAGCAATTCGTCTCATATGCATCATATGGGTATCGCTAGACTGCTAAATGAAATTGGAGAGACTATTGGACTCATTGGTACACTCAACCCACATAGGGCTAGACATACGTACATATCCACTTGTCTTCACAACGGTATCAAACCTGAGTACATAGCGCCTCAAGTAGGACATAAAGACACCATGATGATTTATAAGGTGTATGGAAGGGCTACTGAAGAAATCAAAAATGTATTTAAAAACATGTCAAACTATTAG